ATACTGAGCTTGATAAGCTCACTGCTGTAGCTCAGCAAAACGAGACATCATTTAGCAGAACCTTGCAGCTTTCTGACTCTGATGAGACTGTTGATCTAAAGCTGCCCAATAAGGATACCCGTAAAAGTAAAACTCTAGCGTTTAACGCTACAACAGGCGTTCCTGAAGCTGGCCCTAGCATCTCAGATGTTCAAACTGTATCTGCTGCTTCTGCTGACATAGCTGCTCTTGCTGACATCGAGGACGGAACAATAGCAACTGACGCTATATCTGACCTTGCTGCTATCAAGGCCAATGTTACTACTGTCGCAGGGATTGCAAGCAACGTGACTTCTGTTGCTAGTAACGCATCGAATATCAACTCCGTAGCTGGTAATGCAACAAATATTAATACAGTTGCTGGCAAAGAATCTGAGATAACCAGCGTTGCTGCAAAGGCCAGCTTGCTTACAAGCGACTTTGTATCTGATCTAAATACCCTAGCTGTCACAGATGTAATCAACGACATAAATACATTGGCAACCAGCGACATTGTTAGCGATCTCAACACACTGGCTACCAGTGATATCGTTTCTGATCTAAACACTTTGGCTACAAGCGATATCGTAAGTGACATCAACACGCTTGCCACATCCGATATTGTTACAGACTTGAATCTGCTTGCCACATCTGACTTTGTGTCTGACCTCAACACAATCGCAACCACCACCAATGTTAACAATCTTGCCACCGTTGCTGGGGCTGTTAGCAACGTAAACACGGTGGCTGGCATATCCAGTGATGTAACGACTGTAGCTGGAATAAGCAGCGATGTAGCTGCTGTAGAAAACATTGCTGCTAATGTAACTACTGTTGCTGGTATTGCTTCTAATGTAACAACAGTTGCTGGGGCATCATCAAACGTAAGCACTGTTGCTGGAGCAATTACTAACGTCAACAATGTTGGCGGTTCAATAGCCAATGTAAACACGGTTGCTTCTAACATCAGTGGCGTGAACAGCTTTGCAGAGCGTTACCGTGTTGGTTCCTCTGACCCGACAACATCACTCGATGAAGGTGATCTGGCGTACAACTCTACAGACAATGCTTTGAAGTATTACACAGGTAGTGCTTGGGCATCTATTACTGCTGGCCTTGGCAACGTAGTCGAGGATAGCACCCCCCAGCTTGGCGGCAACCTCGACACCAACGGCAACGACATCAACTTTGGCGACAGCGACAAAGCCGTGTTTGGCGCAGATACAGACGCTGAGATTTTCCATAATGGTACGCACCTTGTAATCAGAGAAACAAATGCCAGCGGTAATATGCTGGTTCGTGGAAACAGCATCCACTTTGAAAGCAGTGATGGCAGTGAGCAATATGCCACCTTTACTGCAAACGGTGCTGTGAACCTCAAGCACGACAATTCGTCTAAACTCACCACCACCTCATCTGGCGTTTCTGTAACTGGTGACGTTTTGCCAGAGGCCAATGCTACCCGTAGTCTTGGTAGTAACTCATTACGGTATTCAAATCTTTACGCAGAAAACGCCCGTGCAAGATATTTCTATAATGCTGATGACACAAACACTTACATAGAGTTTCCAGAGAACGATAGCATAAAGTTTTTTACCAACGGTGGAGAAAAAGCAGTCATCGACAGCGGCGGTAATTTAGGCTTGGGTTTCTCATCCCCGCGTCATCCGATTCATGTTTACTATAGTGAAACTGGGGCCATACCAACTGACCACCAAATCGGTGCATCAACTGATAATAAAAATTATCTTGGATTTCACAACGCTAGTGATTCAGCAACTTATTCAGGTTTGGCATTAGAAACCAGAACAAGTGGTGCAGCCCGTTGGCTAATAGCCAATGAGTGGCAAAATACATATCTTGGTGATTTAGTATTTCGGACACGAAATGGAGGTACTTCTGGCGGTGAGATAGTGCGCTTTACAAACGGCGGCAAGGTCGGCATCGGCAGTACAGCCCCCGCACACGAACTTCATATTCAAGGCAGTAGCACTACAGCATCTTTGTCACTCAAAGGTAGCGGCACTGGCACAGCCGCCTCAGACGGCATTGAGTTAAAGCTACAAGGTGACAACTCTGCGTATTTGTACAACTACGAAAATGCAATGCTGCGGTTTGGTACGAATGGGCTGGAGAGAGTCCGTATTTTAAATGGCGGTAATGTTTTGATTGGCAAAACTGCTGAAAACATTGGAACTGCTGGTGTAGAACTTGGAGCCTCTGGCTATCTTCAAGCAACAAGGGGTGGCTCATCTGCTGTATTTCTAAATCGTTTATCCAGTGATGGAACAATAATTTTAATGCAGCGAGAGAATAACACGGTAGGTACTATTAGCGTTACATCATCTGGCACAACCTACAACACCACCTCAGACATTCGCCTTAAACAAGACATAGAACCCCTAGAAGCTACTGACAAGCTGATGTCTATGAACCCTGTCAGCTACAACTGGAAAGCTGACCCTGACGGCCCACGTTCTATGGGCTTCATTGCACAGGAAATGCAAGAGGTAATGCCAGAGGCCGTGTCCACTGGCGAGGACGATGATGCGATGATGAGTATGGACTACGGACGCATCACACCGATACTGGTGTCGGCACTTCAGGATGCTCACAGGAAAATCGAACAACTAGAACAGCGTATCGCTGAGATGGAGACTGACAATGAGTAGTTTCGGACCTAATCATTACGCAGTCACGTCTTGGGGTTCTATTGACCAAGATTCGAGTGGTCATCCTGCATATGACAGTCACAACCTATCAAGCACGACTGATACAGCCACAGGACAGACAATCTGTACCTACAGCAACGCTATGACCAATGCTAACTATGGAATTACCACCGTTGGACAAGCGCAAGATGAAGGTGGTTCAAATTCTAATATTTACGGAAAATCAACAACCGTAGCAGCAAGAACAACAGCGGCAGGGAGTTTTTGTTTTGATAACCGCACCCCTTCTGGCGGTCAAAAAGATTTGCAATACTGTGCCTACGCTATCCACGGAGACTTAGCTTGATGCGTTTGATTGACCGCATAACAGAGGCAAGGCAACGGCTTGAGCCACATTGGACAGAATACGCTGTTGTCTACGAGGACGTTGATATGGACTGCTGTGCTGTTATGCACCCAGACCCCCACGCTATGGCGGCACTAATGGACGGTGGTGTGTTCCCGCCTGTCTGGGTCTATTGGGAACTAGCAAAGGACGAGGCACAGCCTGATTTCAAGCGTCACACAAGAGGCTATCTGCTGCACGACACGCCAAGAGAAGGGCCGAAAACAGAAAGCGAAGCCTTGTTGTATCTCATTATGAAGGATGTGCCACAGCACATCTGGAGAAACTACGAAACCAGCAACAGTGTTCATCTCAAAATCATTAGGCGTGAACAGCAGCCAGACAGAGAGTTTAGAAACGCTTGGAGAATAGCGGCATGACCACAATCATATCAGACAAAGACGGCAACGAGATTGATGCCGCATCAGCCACAGTTCCAAGCGACAGACATTTCCGTAACGCTTGGGCATTGGACGGCACGGTCATCACAGAGGACTTGGCAGCAGCTAAGACAATCTTTGCCGACAAGATACGCGAAGCCAGAAAGCCGCTGCTTGAGGCTTTGGATGCTGACTACATGAAAGCACTTGAGACTAGTGCAGACACAGTTTCAATCGTGGCTGACAAACAGGCATTGCGAGATGCCCCGACTGCTGGAAATAGTGCAACAACAATTACTGAACTCAAAGCAGCGTGGCCTTCCTGCTGCGGCACAAGCCCTTACAAGGAGTAAAAAATGGCTAACAGTTACACTTGGGATTATCCACAACTGGATGTTCACACCGCAAAAGTGAATGGGCATGATGATGCTATAAGCAATATTCACTGGCGGTTTACTGCGGTAAGTGATTCCGATAAAAACGCTGATGGGCAATTCTTGTCAGCAACTATTTACGGCACTTGCTCTGTTGATATCCCAGCAAATGGCGAAGCGTTTACAGCTTTTAATGATGTTACAAAAGACTGGTGCAAAGAAAAGGTGCTGGCTGGCATTGATGGCGGCAAGACTGAGGACGAGCTAAAGGCAATGCTTGATGCCCAGATTGCAGCGATAGTAACACCAGTGCTTGTGTCTAAAGTGCCATCAGGTTGGTAATGGCAAAACCTACGGTTACATCTGTACAGGCCCAGATCGACACTCATGAGGCAGTGTGTGCTGAACGCTGGAAGGAAACCATCCTGCGTATCAAGCGGATTGAACACATTATGATTGGTACTGCTGGTACGACTATCGTTTTGCTTATTGGGTTAATTGTTAATGGATGATCCATGCGTTTCTGCTGTTTGTATTTGTGGGCATTGGCGAGGACAAACGCCTCAAAAGTAATGATATGTATTTTCGCTCTGTCGATGACTGCGTGTACTTTGCACAACGGCTGCACAAGCAAGGAAAAACAATCACTGCTTACTGTCTGCCAGTCTTGGTAGCTAAAGATACAAAGGTGTATTGATGGATCCGGTATCAGCAATGGCAGCAGCATCGGCAGCCTTCTCCGCAGTTAAAAAAGGCGTAGCCATTGGCAAAGATATCGAGTCTATGGCATCAGACATCGGAAGGTGGATGGGTGCGCTTAGTGATTTGGATATGCTGGAGAAAGAAGCGAAGAATCCTCCTATTTTTAAGAAGTTATTTTCTGGTCAAAGCGTTGAACAAGAAGCAATGGAAGCCTTTGCTGCTGCTGAAAAGAGTAGACAGCAACGAACTGACCTCAAAAACATGATTGGCATGATGTACGGCAAATCCAAATGGGATGAGCTTGTTCGTATGGAAGGCCAAATACGCAAACGTAGGCAAGATACACTTTACAAGCAAAGACAGCGGCGCAGAAAGTTTGTGGAAATTATCATGTGGATATTGGTATCCGTAATAGGCATAGGGCTTCTTACTGGTTTTGCTATGTTCCTAAAGAGCAAGGTTGCTAATGCACAGCCAGAGCATGTTTTGTGTCGATTAGTTGGATGCGATGTTATCGACAACAAAAGATATTGCGTTTACAGAGGCGCTTGGAACACACAAGAGATCATGGATTTTGAGATGGGAGAATGGTTTCCAAGAGAGTATCTATGTGACTTTGAGCCAGATAAGCCAAGGCCACCCTCGTTAAGAGAAACTCTAAAAGCCATTAAGGAGAGTCAGAAATGAGTGCTGAAGATGTAGCAAAGAAGATGCTTGAGCTAAAAATATTGCCTCGATTTATGATGCTTTGCATGACAGGTGTTTATGTGCGCTGCATCGAATGGGCGTTATCTCAGCCTGATCTTACAACACAGCAAGCCAGTCTCATCAGCGTTGTAACTGGTGCCATGACAGGATCACTAGCTGTCTGGCTTAACTCGGAGAAACACTGATGTTACAGGCATTGATTGGCCCTGTTGGCTCATTATTGGGAACGTGGCTTGAAGGCAAGGTTGAGACAAAAAAAGCTGAGACTGTGGCAAAGGTTGCAACGGCAAAAGCTGAAGCAACGATTATGGAAAAGAAGGCCACTGGCGAGATAGACTGGGACTTAGAGATTGCCAGAGGCAAAGCCAACAGCTGGGCTGACGAATGGTTAGTTCTGCTTTTTAGCATACCAATGGTATTAGCTTTTGCTGGCGAATGGGGCAGGACCATTGTTGCAGAGGGGTTTGCTGCTTTGGAGGCTATGCCTGATTGGTATCAGTACACATTGGGTGTGATTGTAGCAGCCAGCTTTGGCGTAAGGTCAGCTACCAAATTTTTTGGGGGTAAGAAATGAATGCGGTCCTGCACTTTGCAAAAAATGAAGGTAGCTTTGCGCTTCTTTTAAGCTATCAAAGTCGTAACTTGTAGAGCGATCACCGACTGCACCGTCACTGACTTGATACTCTATTAAGCCATCACTTATCTGTGCCGTAATAATGCGCCAAGCGTTTGTTTTTAAATTATCCACTATTCGATCCTTCCTTATAGCGGGAGAGTGGCAGGCAACCTCTTATGTACGTTCGCCAAAACCCACTCTCCCTATGATGTGCTGTCGCTGATACAGAAACTACACACATCAATTTGTGATCTAGGCATCAGGTCTGGCCTAGTGTCATGGAATTGCCACTGTGTCGACTCAGTATCCATGTCTTTTACTGTATCTAATTAGCTGTAACCTCACCGCCTAA